ACTTTAATATCACGGCTACCGTTCTTGTAGCGCACTAATGCATTACGGTGCAAGTCGCCGGGGGTTAGGCGCTTAACGCCAGTGTCATTGAGCATTTCAAATGCATAGCTTGCAAAGTTCTTGTCGTCAGTTTGTACTACAGCGCAGGGGACAGAGTCAAAGCCCAGGATGGCGCTAGCAATAGTACGGTGCTGGCCGTCATACGTGTCGATGCGGTTAGTGCCAATCAATTGACAAGCAGAAACCGGGGAGCAAATTCGTGGATCCCACTTTTTCATAATGTTGATAATATGCTTATGCAACACATCGCGTTGGACTTCATAGTCAATCCAGAGATCGGCAATGGGTGTCATTGCGGTTGTGGGGAAAGTGTAGAGACTTGCGCGAGCACGGGCACGCCATGCATCAAGTTCTTTTTGTGTTACGCCAAAGTGTGCCTTGATTTGTTTTTCAACTTCAAGTGCAACGTCAGTTAGTTTACGGGTAAGTCGTTTAGCCATTTTACATCCTTTAAAAACGGTGCGACATGCACCTAGGCAAAGCCGCTAGGTACAATACCTAGCTAACTTTGTGTAGTATACATTTAATCTTATTTTAGGTCAACCAGTTCTTGTTGCAAGCTCAACAAAACTAGCAACACGGTAGTCTTCAAACCACCCGTAGTTGTTGTGATATTTTTTACTGTAAGTAAAAAGTATACGTTCTTTGAATTGGCTTTTTCCGTAACAGGGCTGTCTTACTCTGGATAAGTCGCTAGCCGGAACATAAAAGTAATCCAAGCAATTCTTACCTGGATGATATGCAGTAATGCGTAGCGCACCAACTTTGGTTTCTACGCTACTAACAGTAACAACACCAGTATTGGCATTAACTGTTGTGGTTTTACTGTCTGAGTAGTCTGAGAAGTCGTAGCCTTCTTCGTCGACAAAGCGATACCCGCCGATTGCAGCAAGCGACTCTTCTACTAGAAACTCTACATTAAAGTACCCCGGGCATTCTAAACCTGCTTTGCGCAGATCTGCACTATTTACAAACTTGGGGTGGTACTGCGTTATTACGTCCCGCATCAGGACTGATTCTTTGTTTGACATATTTTTCCTTTTACTCGTGCAATACGAGATTGGGTTGATTACTAATTGCACTATGCATTCAGTTACGGTATTATACAATAATACCCTTTATTGTCAAGCGTTAATTTGCAAATTATCTAAGTATTGTCCCAGATTGCCTGCGTGTAACTGTAGCATTATAGCATCTTGTTCGCTAAACAGTTCTAAGGCATTGTTGCGTACATAGTACGGGGCAGTAAACAGTCTTTCTAGTTGTAGAAGATGTTTGCTTTTAAAAGGCTCTGCGAGCTTTACAGTATGAGACGGTTGTTTTAGTGTGTCTACAAAAAACTTCAGCCCGTAGTGTGTTAACCGCAGGCTGTTGGGGTTAGTGGGATTACGCCACCAAATTTTAATCATTGCTTCGTAGTGGAGAGGATTTAGTCCTGCTTCGCTAAGAACTCGGTGCTGGTAATCGCGCCGTCTGTTAGGGATAGATTCGTTCACCTTCTTTGAGTAAGACCACAGTAAATTTATCGGTCTTGAATAAACTGTTTAATTTTTTACACAGGTTGATAGCATGGCCTGGGTTACTAAATGAGTTCTTACGGTACTTGGGCCCCGGATATGAGACCAGCACATTGCTGGTCTTTAAGTTAATAGGTTTACCTTCATAGTGGACTGCCCAGATACCTTCGCTGGCCAACACCTGATCTGCCTTGTAGGTAGTCTTGTTAACGTGTTCAATAAGTACGGTTGGCTTTGGTCTTGACATATACAATTTTCCTTGATACAGTTATTTATCTCAATAACTATGCAGTTTATTTGAAACCACCACCGTCGACACTAAGTTGTACAACGTCAACACCTTCTTGTCCTAGTTTAGTGCTAAGTTCAGTTACGTGTGCTAGCACTGCAAAGATGTCTGCATGTAGACTACGGGCATCTTGTGCTGATAGTGTAAGCTCGCGGCTATGTGTGCTGTTCATTGCTTTAACTCGCTCGTTAAAGTTCTTAATGTGAATACTAACGTCCATTTTTATGTTCCTTTAATTCTTCTTCTGTTTTAAACGGCCCTGCAAATTCATAACGGTTCAATGTGATAAGCTTGGGGCAATATTCTTTAATCCAACTATTGTTAAATTTAATTAGGTAGTAGCCTGCGCAGAAGTAACTGCGACTTTTAAGGCTAGTGGTATATATTGGCAAGCGGCGAGCAACATCGTAAATTTCGTTGTAACTATTTCCTTTGCACGGATACCCGTATACGTCTGAATTACGAGCAGTCTTGGTCTTGTCTGCTTTTACAAATTCAATGTTGTACTTCTTGCTGATCATTTTAATACTAGCAAATGTTTCTCTAGTATTATCGTGGACAAAGGAAAAGCCACCTTCTTCAACTGCTTGGATAGTGGCAACTTTATTGCCATTGGATTCTACAATCCAGTATTTGTTTTTTACAACGGGCTTGGCTACTGCGTTCATTTTAGTTATCTTTCTTTAAACAGCTCATGGTAATAATTTTACCAATTTCGGCGCCGAGATCTCGGTCTTCAGTGACTATATGCAGCTCAGGCGAGTTCATTGAGTTACGTTGTATTACGCTGATAATATACCCGCCTGACGCAGGGGTAATACGAAGATCAAAGCCTTGATTAAATTCATGCTGTGGCCCAATTGAGTAAGTACCCCCTAATGCAACACTCGGAGCACTATACCCGCCAGCAATGGCACTAATCTGATTCAGTTGCTTGACTCATAGCTTGAACAATTCCATTGCAACAATCTGTCCCACACGATGCGCAATATCTGCTTCGGTGTCGGGAATAACATAGGTTTTATTGTTGCTTTCGTCCTTGCGACGATCGTATACTCTCATCTGAACAATGGTGCCGCCCTCAGCAACCATCACAGTAAAACGCATGCCATCAATATCGGGTTCGTCCTTTTCTCTAACGCTGATACCTTTGCTAGACGTCGTAGCGTAGGTATCCTGTGGAAAAATAAAATTGTGCAATCGTGTGCGTAACCAGTTAATCATGTTTCTTATCCTCTTCTAATGTTAGTGCCTTCATAATCTCAAGGCGTTCGTATGCTTCTTTTAAGCCTGGATGTTTTTCCATTAAGGACTTTAATTTAAATTCTTCATTACGCTTTTGCTTTGCCCAGTCCAACAAGGTTTCAGCTTCGCCAGTTAATCCTACACTAGCATATCCCATGTTTAATGTAATCCAATTGCTACCATCAAACACTTCCATGTTTTGATTGGCTGTGTTATAACGCATGTTGCCTACACCTTGTAATCCACTGTAGCCATTTACATAGGTGCTAGTCGATCCGCCTGTCACCTGTATGTATCTCCCGGCTTGCATAATATCCTTGATCATGCAAACACCATCCAGATAATAAACAAGTAGGTTAGTTGATGCAACAGCTGATCAAACCCCAACCACATCCAAAACTCAGGATGTTCAACTGTGTAATTTTTCTTCCGGTTGATATTGATCTTCGCCCAGTCAATGTGATAATGGCACACAAAATCAATAAACGCAAGTACCCCGGCAAACGCAATGTAGTCTACACCAGTAACGCATAGGATAGCAATCATAGTACCAATGGCTTGTTTGGTACTATGGTTGATACCCGCAGTGTCTCCGTAGATGCCTTTGCTGTGTACTTCTGCCATTGACTGGTTAACAAAGTCAATGTACCAATGTTTAACTTGTAGTAAGACCAGTAGAGTTAATAGTGCTTCAATCATGATTTAGTTTATCCCACATTAATTCATTATCGTGTACATGTGCCACACATTTGAGCCAACCATTCTTGGATGCATACGAAATCATTTCTGCAATATTATGGGGGCATTCGGGCAATACATGTAACATAGCACGTGGGTATGTAGTAAGCCCATCTACTAAGGTAAAGTCCTTGTCGCCTTGTCTAATAGCACGGATAGTAGATTTGTGTACTACGAAGGTCATTTTTCATCAAGCCCAAAATGTTCTAGTATGTCGAGTGCAGTCTTTGGGCCAGTTTTCTTGAATACAACCAACGCACATTCTCTAATGATTGCTTCGCCATACTTTTCTAGTAGTTCGCCACCTACACTGGGATAGTGACTGCCACCAGTTTCTAGTGCAATTTCAAACAGTTTAGGGTTCTTAATTGTGCTCATGAGTAATCTTTCGTTAATGCAGCCATGGTTGCGGTATGGTGTTCTTGGATATACATACTAGCGACTCGTAACATAACTTCAGCATGTTCGTAGCTAACTGGCAGGACTACCTTTTCGCCACGCTCGAGTTCTTCTAGTAACATAAGTCGCTCGTATTGTGTATGTGGAATCATTGTCATCGTGTGTTCCTTAGTACGCTAGCTGTTTGTTCTACTTCCGGATACTCTGCACTCAAGAATGCCACAAATCCGTTAGCGTTTTCACTAACTCGTTTTAGATCAAACTTGCCGCAAAGCTTTAAGAAGTGTGTGCCAATTTGCGGAGTTTTCTTGGGAACACTATTTGTGGCAATAGTCTCTGCAATCTGCACTTTAACATCATCGGGCTGTGCTGTAAGATCAACTAAGATGCGGTTGCGCTCATAGTCGTCAAGCACACGATGTTCGGCGCCATTGTGGTCGGTCCAACGTTGCAACATTAGATTGTTCCAAGAGAATCCTTTTTTGTCTTTGTCTTCGTACGCTTCTTGGAGTCCAATCTTGTTTTTAGAGCCCTTAGTTCTGACGCCAGGGTATGCAGAGAATATGTTGTCACTGGGGTCACCGCGCATACATTTTTCGAAGAGGATCCATTTAGGGTCTGGAATAGTTTTTGGCGCCTTAGTCTTTTTATCTTGGACTGGCTTACCGGCTTTGTCAAAGATGCCTTTAAGGGTGTGGAGCTCATCTGCGATTCCGTTATACTGAGTTACATTTTCTGCCAGCAACTGATGGAAGTCGCTGTCGCTGGAAACAATTACATGTTCATCGTGAGGGTGTGCCTGAATCCATCCTGCCACCAAGTCATCCGCTTCGAGGTTGCTGTGCTGGAGAACAGTACAATTGGACTTTTCTGTGATGAACGTTTTGAGTTCGTCAAAAGTTTCCCAAAATAGTTTATCTTCTTCGGCTTCTGTTTCAGTAAGTGCTGCTCGCGCAACTGCACGGTTTTTCTTGTACGGCTCATAGTAGTCCTTGCGCCACGAACGACCTTCTAAACAGAAAACCACGTGGTTGGCTTTTTGTTCGCGCCAAGCTTTGGCGACTGATGCTAGAGTAACATGTAGAGCAAAGCCGAGCTTGTCCCAAGTGTCACTTTGACGATGTGCCGCATGACGGGCACGGAAGAATGTATTAGCAGTGTCTACGATTAGATATTTCATGTAGTAATAATAGCATATTATGCTAATGCAGTCAATTGGGTTGTCAAGTACTCTGCCCATTTTGCATGTGCATCTCTACCATAATGGTAGTTGCCTTCGGCAACTGTCTTAAATCCTGCGTTTTGGAGCCAATAGTAGTAGGTTAGGTCTTGGTTGTATGGATCAATGTAGCTGTTGTGCCAATTATACAGTCCAGGATTTTGGTGTTGGGTTGTAATTTGGTTTCGCCCAATTGGGGCAAAGTCTGAATAGGTATTAAAGAACAAATGTCGAATGCCACGTGCCCGTAAGCTCATATGGAACTGATAAATCTGCTCGTGCCATGCAAGCATCTTGCGTTCACGTTCGGTATCGTCTTGGTTGATTACCCACTGCTTGTATTTAGTCTGCAATTCCGGGGGAACTCGGTCACGACCGCTTGCGTTAACTTGATAGTACACGTCTTTATGTAACCATTCTTCGCGTTCCCAAGTGGTCCATCCTATTAGGATAAACAGGTCTTGAATATTAGCAGTTTCTAAAAAGATTTCTGTAGTGCGAATAATGCGGTCATTGCAACCCCCGCTTTCAGCTTGATTGATCCAATCCCAACCCAATGCTTTGGCGGCCTGCGCACCAAAACACTCTTGTAGGTTATCTCTATGTCCGTGGCGATGTGGAGTGTTGAAATGTCGATCGCTATCGTTTGCAAAGCTAAAAGGATTTGCTATGTCTGCGCCTGCACTATGACTATCACCGTTGATGTAAAGGATCATTATGTTTTACTAGTTCTACAACTACTCTTAATTGTTCGAGTATATTATGCACAGCCGGAACACCTTGGTACTCCCAGGCTTCGTCTAACAGTTTTTGTAGTTTAACCCTTTGCTCAAACGAATTGTCAATTTGATATAAGAACGTATGCCCATTGCCCCTTAGCTTCTCCATATGGACACCGGTTGTGTTTCCCGGGATGGCAGAAGTTACTAAGATATCATCGCCTAATGCCGGGGCTTGCTTAAAGCTAATAGTTTGATTAGTGGCGGTATAGTCAATGCCCGGAATCTGCTTCAGACCATTGATGTGAACTTGAATCATTCTTCTGTGTATGCTGGATTAGGAAAGTCTAGTTCAAACACATGGAACTTGGGCTTAGAC